TCTCTTGTTGTAAGAGAGAAGAGCCAATATAGATTATTTGGATTTAACTCTGGATTTTCTGATGCCTCTGCTTTGGGCTTACTAGGAACACAGTTTGCCGGTCAGGGTGGCGAGGGTATGGCTTGGTCAGAACTTCGCGGTATAAACGCCTTTGTTGCTACTAGTTCTTATGATGGAGAAAATGAACACTCATATTTTGCTAATGATGATGGGTTTGTGTACGAGTTAGAAAAGGGTAATTCATTTTCTGGTTCTAATATACGAGCCACGTTTGCTACACCATTTTTTCCATTCGATGATCCTAGAGTTAGAAAAACTTTTTATAAAGCATTTTTATACACAGACCCCAGCGGAAGCGTAGATTTTGATCTTAGTTTAAAACTAGACTTTGATAGATCGAATACAGGATTAATACAACCTAATGCCATTTCTTTGGGGAACACTACTTCTAATGCATTTCTATACGGAACAGCAGCTTTTGCACACACAGCAGTAGTAAATAATGGAAGTGGTTATGCAGTTGGTGCCACAAGTATTAACATAGATGCATTTTCAGGCGATAGCAATACAGGTTTGACAACAGGAGATACCTTTAAGTTTGTTCTAACAGAGACAGCTACAGCCGCAGTAAATGGTGCTGTTTCATCAAGCACAGGTGTAGCTGTAGATGGTAATAGCGGTACTATTTTAGTGGGAATGCAGGTAACAGGTACAGGTATATCTGGCACAGTGCTGGTAGCTACTGTTACAGATCAGAACAATCTTGTACTGGACACGGCAGTAAGTTTAAGTAATGATGTTTCTTTGACATTTACAAATAGAAACTTTGGTGACACGTTTACTTTGACAAGTGTTCCCACCATATCAGGATCAGCAGGAAGTGCCACTTCTACTCTTGCTTTTTCTCCTGCTTTAACAACTAAAGTTGTTGATGATACAAAAATTGTTTTTCATCGTATGAATGGTGAAGATGCTGCAACTTATAGTGACAGTGCTATTGACTCTTTGTTTGAAACACAGTTAATAGGATCAGGTTTTACAGCAGGTATGCGAATAGAAACAGACAATACTAACCCAGCGTTTACATTGGACGCTGCTACAATAGAATATACAGTTAATGGAAGAAGGTAAATCTAATGGCTGGATACACTAGACAAGCATCTGGAAATATAGTAACTGGTGCTATTATAAATGCAGACGACTTGAATGATGAGTACAACGCCGTTAATGCAGCATTTGATGCTACTACGGGACACAAACACGACGGCTCTACAGGCGAGGGTGACAGGATTGAAACGATTGGTCCTGCCGGTCAGCTTAGTGTAAATGCAACTCAAGTCTTACCTGCTACAAACGATCAACTAACACTTGGTAGCACTAGCGTTGGTTTTAAAGATTTGTTTCTGGCTGATGACAGGGCGGTACAGTTTGGCGCATCACAAGATGCCACGCTAAAATATGATGAGGCTAGTACAGATACTTTATTGTTTGGTGGTGCTAACATTCGCGTTGCCAATACAAATAACAAAGTAGAATTTCGTGATGCTGATCTTAGCATAAGCTCATCTTCTGATGGTAAGCTGGATATTGATGCAGACACTGAACTAGAGATTGTTGCACCCACCGTTGATATACAGGCATCTACAGCTATTACGCTAGTTTCTGATGCCATTACATTTGGTGAGGCGGGTGACACAGATATCGTGCTTACGTTTAATGCAAATACTGCAGACGGCGTACTGACATGGATGGAAGACGAAGACCTCTTTAAATTTTCTGATGACATTTTAATTAACGGCACAGAAAAACTATACTTCAACGACGCTGGTGGTGAGCATATTGCAGGTGATGCAGACAACCTGACCCTTTCCGCTGGCACTGATATTAACTTGACCGCCACTGCAGACGTGAATATACCGTCTGGTGTCGGTCTTTCTTTTGCGTCAGATGATGCAGAAAAGATTGAAAGCGATGGTACAGACCTTACTGTTAATTCTGGTGGTGACATTAATCTTACTGCTACCAGCGATGTAAACATTCCTGCTAACGTGGGTGTTACATTTGGTGACGATGGCGAAAAGATTGAGGGGGATGGTACAGACCTGACCATTAGTGCAAGCAACGACTTTACAGTAACAGCAACCAATGACATAACACTGACTGCTCCAAATGACGTTATTGTATCAAATGACTTGCGACTAAGATCAGATGAATCTATCCTTAGCTTTGGTGCTAATGACGACATTATATTGACCCACGTACAAGATACAGGGCTTGTGATGTCTTCGGTTACAGCAACATCGCCTATACTCAGCCTAAAAAGCACTGAGGCTGGTGCTACGGCTGCACCCACACTAACTCTTCAACGGGATTCTGCATCACCCGCCGATGATGATTTTGTGGGTGAGATACTGTTTAAGGCAGACAGCGACACGGGTGCAGTTCGTAATGTAGGTAAAATTACGACGCAAGTACGTGATGTATCTAATGGTACAGAAGACAGTGACTTTGTAATTAGCAACATAGTAGCTGGTTCTGAAACTGCGCAGATTACTCTATCTTCTGATGGCGTCACGATGGATCAAGGCGTGAACATTGACAACATCAGGATTGACGGTACAGAGATTGATTTGTCATCTGGTGACTTGACATTGGATGTAGCAGGTGATATAATACTAGATGCAGACGGTGGAGATGTAACACTAAAGGATGCAGGTACAACCTATGCAAATCTCAATAACGCGAGTGGCGAACTTGTTATTCAAAGTGGCAGCACCCCAACAACCGCTGTAACATTTGCTGGTGCTAATGCAGACTTTGCGGGTACGCTGGATGTAACAGGTGCTACAACACTCGACAGCACACTTAATGTCAAAGGCAATGTTACTATTGGTGATGCTGCTACTGATACACTGACTGTTACTGCTGACGTTGCATCTAATCTTATTCCTTCTGCAGATGATACGCATGACTTAGGTGCATCTGGATCAGAGTGGAAAGACATTTACATTGATGGCGTTGCGTACGTTGACAGCATTGCAATGCCGACCACAACTGTTACGGATATTCTTGACGAAGACAACATGTCTTCTGACAGTGCAACGGCACTTGCAACCCAACAATCTATCAAAGCGTACGTAGATACAGAAATAGCTGGTATTGGAACTACGAATATTTTTGGTGCCAGCATCATATTTGAAGGTTCTTCAGCGGACGACTTTGAAACTACTCTTGCCGTAACAGACCCGACAGATAGTGACAAAACTATAACTTTGCCAAATGCAACAGGTAACGTAATCATTGACGCCAAAGCGCAGGAGTTTACCAAAACACAAAACTTCAACGCTACCACACTGACTGACGCATCTACAATTGCGTGGGACACATCTAGCAATCAGGTAACTAGCGTCGAACTTGGCGGCAATCGTACTTTTGGCGCACCTACCAACCTAGTCGATGGTGGCGTGTACGTTTTGATGGTGAAGCAAGACAGCACCGGCTCACGTACGGGTACTTGGAACGCAGTCTTTAAGTGGACAGCCGGTCGCACTCCTACCTTGACAACGGCAGCGAGTGCCAAAGATATCTTCACATTCCTTTCGGACGGAACGAACCTCTACGAAATAGGTCGTAGCCTAAATGCAAGCTAGTATGAAAATGGAACAAACAATAGAACCCGCACTCAGGACGCAGATGGAACTTGAAGCACACGAGAAAGAGTGTGCCATGTTTCGAGAACTGGTTCATGGAAAACTAGACAGCTTAGATAAACGTATGTGGCGACTAGAAGCAATGATTATGGGTAGCACTATTCTTGTAGTAGCAATGGTAGTCACAGTATTTATGGGAATTAAGTAATGGCAATGTTTAAAGCATTTAAACCCAGCGGCATGGAAAAGATTGCACGTTCTATGGGGTATCAAGGTAATATGCAAGGGTTTCAAAACTTCTTGTCACAAGACCCTATGAAACAACAGCAGATGCAGCAATACACTAACCAAGCTATACAGATGGCACGTGGTGGTGTGGTAAGAATGCAAGAGGGTGGCACTATAGGTGAGGACATGGTAAAAAGGGCCACTGATCCAGCGGTCCCTACAGGTGGTGTAACTGTTGCTGCCCCCACACCATCTGAAGCAGGTCAGTATATTGACCCTGCTACTGGTCAATTGACTACTCCTTCTCCTGTTGTGGGAACTACTCTAGCTGGCACTACTATGGCTGATGATGTAACTCCTACGGACGCAAACACATTTGATGCTTCTACGTCAAGAGAACAAGTAGAAAAAACTTTAAAGGATACAGAAGCAGCACAAGGCACTGTTGATCCTCGCTCACAGGTAGATGCACAAGAACAAAAAGAATCTAGCGTAAAAAATCTAAAGGCTGAACAGGGTGAAGCATATATTATGGACAACCCTGTCCAACGAGAACTAGACTCCAATGAACTTGTAGAGCCTACATTTAATGCAGAAAAAGCTGCTAAGTTTGCAGAGCAAATACAAGCAGCAGAAGCTACACCTTCAAAACAAGCTACTATTCAGGGTCAACTTGAAACACTTATGCAGGGATTTGAAGGTGGTAACACACCGGCATGGGCTGCAGGTGCTATGAGAAGTGCGCTGGCTGGATTAGCAGAGCGTGGTCTTGGTGCATCTAGTCTAGCGGGGCAAGCTGCAATTCAAGCAGCTATGGAAAGTGCGTTGCCTATTGCACAAGCTGATGCATCGACTTTTGCACAGTTTGAATCTCAGAACCTATCTAACAGACAGCAACGCGCCATGCTTGCGGCACAACAAAGAGCCAACTTTATAGGGCAAGAGTTTGATCAGGCTTTTCAAGCACGGGTAATGAATGCTTCTAAGGTTAGCGACATTGCTAACATGAACTTTAATGCCGAACAGCAAGTAGCCCTTGAAAATTCACGTGCTGTTAATTCCATGAACATGGCAAATCTAAATAATAGACAAGCACTCGTGATGGCAGAAGCTGCGGCACTATCTCAACTTGATATGGCTAACCTCAATAACCGTCAACAAGCTGCGGTTATGAACGCACAAGCATTCTTGCAAATGGATATGGCAAACTTGTCTAACCAACAACAGACAAACATGTTCAAAGCTCAGTCGCGTATCCAATCTTTGTTTACAGATCAAGCTGCAGAGAACGCTGCACGTCAGTTTAACGCCAGTAGTCAAAATCAAATTGACCAATATTTTGCAGGACTTGCATCACAAGTTTCACAATTTAACGCTACACAAGCAAATGCACAGGCACAGTTTAATGCAGGACAAATAAACACAGTTGAAAGATTTAATGCAGAAATTAATAATTCACGAGATCAATTTAATGCAACAAACCAGTTAGTCATTGCACAAAACAATGCTCAGTGGCGTAGGCAGATTGCCACTGCAGACACAGCCGCTGTAAACAGGGCTAACGAACTAAATGCTGCTGCTATTCTTGATGTCAGTAAAACAGCATATGATAATCTGTGGCAGTACTATGCAGATACTATGGAATGGGCATGGACCTCTTCAGAAAATAGTGCAGAAAGACTGGTTCAAATGGCTATGGCAGAGTTAGATGCTAAAGTTAGATCAGATTTAGGTAAACTACAGATAGACGCAGAAGAAAGCGGTGCAATAGGTGGATTTTTTGTGGACCTGTTTACTAGTCCATTAGGTGGAAGTTTTCTAGGGGGCATGTTAGGAGGGTAAAATGAGTAGTTATGTAAAAGAACCAGCAAGACTTGCTACAATTAATCTTCGTGCTATTCTGGATGCAGAAGAACAACAACCCTCTACTGATGTAAAACCAATGGGTGGCTTGCTTGCGCCTAAAAAATCGCCTTTAATGGAACAGTCTGAACAGTCAACCGAAACTCAACGGGTGCTTTCATACATGCGTGATATTAGAAAAGCAATGAAGGTAAACAAAGATGTCATTTAGAACAGGTGAAGAAGCATTTGACGCGCCCATAGCTGGTATGTCGATGACCCATGAGTTGGGGGCAAGGCCGTGGCAGCAGCCAGCACAGTATCCTACTGTAGAAGAGGCGTTAGAATTTTATGTTCAACGACTAACTAGCGATCAGTTTGTAGCTAGGCTTCTTGAAATTATTGAAAGAGGAATACCTCTTACCGCTTTGGCTGAGACGATTACACTTGGTGGTGTTATGGAAGGTTTACACAGTGTTGATGTAGCCGTTCTTGTCAATCCTGTATTGGTCGAATTGATGGCTGGTATTGCAGATAATGCAGATGTTGAATATAAAGTTGGCGATACAGACGGAGAAGATGTACCCGATAAAGGAATAGTCGCAAAAGCGATGAAAGAAATTCGTGGTAAATATTCTTTTGATGAAGATAGAGAACCAGAACAACAAGTAGAAGAAGAAGAAACAGAAGAGCCACGTGGTTTGATGGCCCGTAGAGGAGACAGGTAATGGCGTTTAGATTACAGTCATTTGCTGCGGGTGCAGCCAAGCGTGGGTCAGAGCGACTAAAATCGCTTGAAGACGACACGAAAAAATTAATTGCTACAGAAGCTGCGCGTGTAGCAGAGCAAGCACGTGAGTTAAATAAAGCACGGGTAAAAAGTACTACGGAATATAATTCGGCAGCAAGAAAATTAAAGAGTAGATATCAACTGACTGATGGTCAGGTAGAAGCTGTGTTAGCTGGTGGCCTAGATGGTGTACAACAATTAGAAACAACATTACAGTCTATGGCACTGCAGGCACAGTTAGATGGTAAAGAGTTTAATCGTGAAGCTGCTATTGCTGCAACATTGCCAAAGATTAGTCCTGATGTAGCTGCGCGGACTCAAGCAGAGCAGGCTCAAGCCTTTGCTGCTGCCATGAACCCGTATACTCCTCAAGGTCTTGACGCTTCTGCTGCTCAGATAGGAGCATCAGTAAGTGCTATGACACGTGGTGGTCGCGCACCTACTCAATATATTCGTGACCAACTTCAGGCACAGGCACAGGCTCTTGGCGGTCCTACGCCTACATCCTTTACGGGACCAGCGTTTGGCACAGCAACCGGCTTTGGGTTCCGTCCTGCTGATGTTACAATTGATACACGGATTGCTATGGAGAGGGCAGCAGGAGAGGCTGCAAGTGCAACTATCGCTGCAGAAACAGCGCAGTTTAACTTGGATGAAGTGCTGCCTGCAGATGTAGCACAGCGTAAGGCTACAACAAAACAAATTCTTGCTAGTGCAGGGCTAGATACGGCACAGACTGTTCGCATTAATAAACTTCTTGATGGAGAGATAAAAGCACAAGAAGGTGAACTAAAACTAACCGGTGCGCGTGTTCAAGAAATTGCTGCCAACATCAAGAAATCTGATGCCGTCATTGCGAAAATGGTTCAAGAAGGTAAGCTAGACGAGGCCAATGTTGGACTTATAAATGCGCGTATTAACAAACTAAATGTTGATACTGAAACTGCTAAAGCTCTCAAAGACTTGTCTGTTAAAGAATTGGAAGCCAAGATTAGTCAGATGGAAGCAGGCACAAAACTTACCACTGCACGTACAAGTGAATTGAATACTCGTATTGAAGCACTTCCTGAAGAGCTTCGGGCTAATATTGCAGAAACAGTAGCGCGTACTGGTCTTTTGACAGCCCAGACAACTGCTACTGGTGCAGAAACAGGGTTAACTAATGTCAGAAAACAAGTGTTACAACAAGAAATACTGCTTAATGAGCAGTTTAGTGTAGCAGAAAGACAGGCTGCACTTGACCTTGTTGAAGCCCAAGTTATTGCCACTGGTAGATACAGTGACCTTGAAGAGTTTCAGGTGGCACTGCTTGAGGATAACCGCAGGCTGGAAGAACAACTTCTTGCTATTCCTCCGGGGCCAGAAACCGAAGCCGAAAGAGAAAATATCCGTAACAAGATACGTGACAATGAAGCACGTATTGCCTCGTCTGCTATCGCTCTTGCAGATGTTGAGGGCGCGACAGAACTATTGAATAAAGGTGCCGCACCGACAGTGTACAACCACTTTGTACGTCAAAATCTGCAACAGTTTGATGTGGACTTTGAGTATGCATCTCTAGACCAAGTTATTAGTAAGATTGGTGATGACCAAGCACCTGCTGCATTCGGTGCCTTTGCTAATGCCAATAAAGAGTTTGGTAATGTTTACGCTTTTAATGACGAGGGTGGTATAATAGACGCGCAAGGTGCTAGGTTTGTCATGCAGAAACAAGAAACTTTGAACACTGCTATGGGAACCTATGCTAGTAGACTAGCTAATTCTACCAAAACTGCAGAGAAGGCTCTGGCTCTAGGTACAATGACTGAAGACCAATTAGCAGCGCACACAGGTAAAGAAGGTGAAGTTGCTCTAGTAACAGATAATGACGGAAATACTATAGGTTATGCTGTCTTTACGGGTGGCCGTTTCGTTAGCGCGTACTAGGAGGAACTTATGGCAAGATTAGAAAGAGGGCCAAGTTTCGGTAGAAGTCGTGTTCAAGAACGGCCAGAAGAAGATACCGTAGCGACACAAACTGAGCAGGCATTTGGCTTGACTGGTGAAGACACAGCCATGTCGATGGACGAGTACAACCGCCAGCAAGAAGAGAAACGCTCACAGAATGAACAGAAGATGCTGCAGGAATATCTTGCAGACGACGATGCGTTCTACACGGAGGAGTATCTACGCTCTCTCCCCGCCAACCGTATGGTGGACATTCTCTATGAAGAAGATAGAGACTTAGTATCTAA